AACTCAAATTGACAACTGTCAAGTATTTATGCAGATTGGTTTCTTGCCTATTGAAAAATATGGAAAGTCCTGGCCCGACGGAGCCAACGACCTCGACATTGAATTGCTGGCCTTCAAGGCGGGCTTAAGACCCGAAGATGGAGGTTTGGGCAAAGCACAACATTTTAAAAATGTTGTTAATTTACTTTGGCCTTACCACAAGACCAAAAACAAAAATGGTTTTCATTGGCATCCATGGGCCGACTGGATGATTGAAAGAGCATGCGAGGAAAATTATTTAGCTATATCCGGCCCGAAGTCTTCGGCCAAAACTTCCACAATGGCAATGTGGGGTTTGGTTAATTGGTTGTGTGCCCCGCACGAAACATTGGTATTGGTAACCACAACCAGTGTGCGCGAAGCCAGAAAACGATTGTGGGGTTCGATTCGCGAACGATATATGCAAGTTCCGGGGCTTCCCGGAAAATTGGTAGATTCGATGGGTAAGATTGTTTTGGATGCCGCGGAATCCGGCGAAGCATCAGATCGGTCTTCCATTACCCTGGTTCCTTCAAGCCCAGACAAAGAAAAAGAGGCGACCGCAAAACTTATTGGTTTAAAAAATAAAAGAGTATTTCTTATTATTGACGAAGCTACCGATGTCACAAATTCAGTCTTTGAAGCCATTAATAACTTGAATGCGAACCCACAATTTCAATGTGTTGCCTTGGGAAATTTTAATTCACAATACGATCCGTTTGGGGTGTTTTCCACCCCTAAAGACGGCTGGAATTCAATCACTGTTGACGCTTCAGAGTGGGAAACCAAAACCGGTAAATGCATTCATTTGGACGGATTAAAAACCCCAAATATTGAACACAACGACAAGTGGCCTTTTTTGCTTACAGCTAAACAAGTCAAATATGCCATTGAGAACGAGGGTGAAAATTCTCTTTCTTTTTGGCGGTTTATCAGAAGTTTTCCGGCTCCAGTAGGGGCGGAGGAAGGAATTTATTCCGAAGCCGACTTTAGAAAATACGATGTGACCAAAGAACCCCGATGGTCAAATACCCCTATGTATTTGGCCGGGTTTGACCCCGCATTCACCAACGGAGGAGACCGTTCGGTTTTGGCTGTTTTGAAATACGGGCAAAGCGAAGAGGCGGGGCCAGCGGTGGCTTTACATAAGTTTTATTATTTGCGTGAAGATGTGACTAAACCCGAACCGCGGAACTTTCAAATTGCCAGAGAAGTCATGCGAATTTGCCGTGAATCAAATATCCCGCCCGAGAGGTTGGCAATCGATGCTACTGGAGCCGGAGATCCGTTTTGCGATATTTTGGCAGAACTTTGGTCTCCAAGGTTTTTGCGAATCAAGTTTGGGGAAAGGGCTTCTAGTTTGCCCGTGAGCATAACCAATCCGATTAAAGGCTCGGATAAATACACCAATCGGGTTACGGAGTTGTGGTTTTCTGGGGTGGAATATATGCGGGCCGGTCAGCTTAAAGGAATAGCCCCAGACTTGGCCAAAGAAATGACAGGTCGAAAATATTCCACGACTGCCGGAGGAAAGGTAACTGTCGAGCAGAAAAGGGATTATAAATTGCGTTTAGGGCGGTCGCCTGACTTGGCTGACGCTTTTTTTCTTGGCTTGGATCTAGCTCGCCAAAGAATGGGAATTAGCGCCGGGTCAATGGTGGGTGGGAAATTAAGAACCAGCTGGCTAGAACAAGTTAAGAAACTTGATCAAGTTGTGCCAGATTCCGCCTTTATCACCCACTAAAAGTTGATTGACATAGATACGGTCTACGCCCATACTAGTCGAACTTGTGGACCACCAATACAATACTTCAAACGTACCAGACACAGATTTGTTAACGATCACTGAAAGCGGGAAAGCCCCTAAAACCCGGATCAGCGATCATAAAGGGTTGTATAGTCTTTATAAGAATCTATACCTTGCTGACGAAGCTTCGGCCCGTGATCGTACTCGGATCATGGATATGTTTGATGGTGCCGCTCCGTACGATCCGGTTACGTTGCGTAGGTTGGGTCAAGCTTATCGGGCTAATTTAAATTTCGGAGAAGCTGGTGCCGATTTGGAAAAAGCTTTAACATCATACAATGATCTCGTTACTTCCGTTGATCGTTTAATTACCGTTAAAACTCGTTTTGGCGACGACAGTCAAAAAGAAGAATATGCTTCAATTATTGCCGAAGAATTTCACCGTTTAATAACAAAAGATTGGCCAAGTTTTTATTTTAAACAACAATTGTTGTCGTATTATTTTGTTTCTCAGGGACTGGGGATTGCCTTTTTTGAGGATGAACGGAATTGGCAATGGAATGTTTGTCCCATAGGCGATTTTTTTATTCCCCGCGGAACTTCAGCCACGGAAGATAAGGTTGAAATTGCGTGTGTACGGCGCATTTATCTGACCCATGAATTGTTTCGATATATTGAAAATCCAAAAATTGCCGCACAAGCCGGTTGGAACGTGGACGAAGTAAGACAAGCAATACGCGATGCGACCACAACCTTCCCTCAGGATGGTTTTAATTGGGAAGAATTGCAAAGACAAATTAAAGATAATGATTTGTATTTTGCCCACGTTCGCAGTCGTGAAGTGCACGTCGTCCATTATTATGTGCGAGAATTCGATGGATCTTATTCTCATGCTATAGGCCGTCGAGATGGAAAAGGAGATTTTCTTTTTAAGAAACCCAATCGTTTTAAAAGCGCTTCCGAAGCGTTTCATATTTTTACTTATGGCGTAGGGAATGGAATGTATCATTCGATTCGGGGTCTTGGATATAAGATTTTCCCCCACATTCAGATGACTAACCGTTTGCGATGTGCCATGGCTGACGGAGCTATGCTGCAAACTTCAGTTCTTTTGCAACCGCAAAGCGCTGAAGATGTTTCTCGGATGACGATGGCTTATTCCGGACCTTTGTCATTTCTTCCTCCCGGATTGAATGTTGTTCAAACCCAATTCCCCAATTTAGCCCAAAACGTTCAGCCTATTGTCAACGAAATGGCTATGGTTAGACAGAGCAACACTGGTTCTTACCGAACACAAATGAATGCTCCTACGGGCAATCCTCGCACCGCCACCGAAGTGGAAGCCCAGCTTGCCAACGAAGCCGTCCTTACAACCAACTCCATGAACTTGTTTTATGTACCGTGGGGAAGATTGTTGCGGGAGCAGTTTCGCAGACTTCAGAGGGACACATGGATTCCCGGAGAAGTGGGAGCTTCCGAGGCTTTGGATTTTAAACGGAGAGTTGAGGAACGTGGAGTGCCTTGGGAAGCGGTTAAGTCGGTTTATTCTGTTGACGCAGTTAAAGCTGTTGGATTGGGATCTCCGGCGGCTCGCTTGGCAACCTTTAATGAGTTTATGAGTATGCTGCCCAGGTTTGATGAGCTTGGGCAGGTTAACGCTATTCGGGATAGAATTGCCGCCCGAGTGGGTTACGATCAAGTGGATAGGTATTTACCCAATCCCGCGGTCAAGAATCGTATTCCTGCCGACGCTAAGATTGCGGAACTTGAAAATGGTGCCATGCAAGCTGGAAGACCAGTTACTGTTCTTCCCAGCGAGAATCATGCAATTCATTTGGCGGTTCATTTGCGCGAGTCTCAACCCATGGTTGAGGCGGTACAAAACGGACAAATTGAGAATAAGCAGGGCACATTACAATTTTTGTCTATGATGTTCCAACACGTGAACGATCATTTTATTAAGATTGCAGAAGATCAAACCAAGCAACAAGAAATTGGTCAGATTAAAATGGCCATGAATTTGATGCGCGAGGCGGTAATGAATCTTCAACGAGATGTGGAAGAAGACATGCGTAAGGCAAATGAAGAAGCCCAACAGGCCGCTTTAGAACAAGGACAAATTCCTTCGATTACTCCAGAGATGCAAATGAAAATGCAAGAGCATCAACTTGACATGCAGTTAAAACAAGAAAAAGCAGCTTTAGAAAATCAGTTTAAAGAGATGGAATTAAAACAGAAGTTGGCATTAGAGGATGCGCAAACTAAACAAAAATTATCTTTACAAGATGCGCAAGCAGCCGCTAATCTGCGTTCTGCAATGAATAAACCTCTTGCCTAAGACGCATGACATTAAACGACTGGAACAAACGACAAGATTTCAAGACCTCTTGGAAAACCTTTTATAAATCAGAGGTCGGTCAAGCATTAAAACAAGTTGTTATGACGTTGGGGACTCCCGTTCCCACAATGCCACCACAAGGTGTTGATTTTATTGATTGGAACGCAACTATCAATTCCCGAAGAGAAGGTTATTTTGAAGTGCTCCGTGTTTTAGATCTTTTGTCCGAAGAATCGTCAGAAACAACCGATCTTCCCGCACCATGGGAAAAATCACAAGAAGAAACCATAGAAACCACCCAACCATAAGGAACACAAAACATGAGCGAAACCATTACAGCAACTCCCGAACCTTCTGCTAAAGGATCTACCGGAAGTGATAATTTAAGTTTGGCCGACGCTTTGGATTTAGGTTTTGATGCCCTTGATAAATCTTCTTCATCAGAAACAGCAACCCCGGCCCCAACGCCGGTTTCTACAAATACTGCGGTTACTGCGCCAGTTGAGACTGTAAAGACTGTTGAGACTGTTAAAACCAATGCTGCGGCAGATACAAATCCGTTGGATATTTTAACCAAACGTTTGACCGGAAAAGAAGAGATTAAAAATGACACCGCGTCTGACGATATTGATATTAAAGCCCCTGAAAATTTGAAACCCGAAGCTCAGACTGCTTGGGCCAGATTGACAAAAGATTTGAGGGATGCCAGGGCCAAAGTCAAAGAATTAGAAACCAAAACAGCTCAAGCTCCCACCAATTCGGTCGAACAAATTGATTTGCAAAATCAGTTAAACACCCTTAAAAAAGAACGAGACGAATACGAATCTGAGCTCAAATTGTCTCGTCTTGAGTCGACAAAAGAATATAAACAAGCTGTTTCTGAACCGCTTCAAAGCATTCAGCAAGAGGTTGCCGATATTGCTGATTTGTATAAATCAGATCCTCGCATGCTATATGCCGCCATGGTGGAACCCGATCCCGCCAAACGCCGGGCTATGTTAAAAGAAGCTACTTCAGCCTTTGATCCAGTTGATTCTTTGGCCCTTCGATCAAAAGCAGAAGAACTTCAGAAAGTGTTTGCCCGCAGGGATTTGCTTACAAAAGATGTACAAACTGTTTTGCAAATGCTCGAAAACGAAGAAAAACAGGAACGAGAGAATTTTTACAAGCAAACTCAGGCAGAAATTGAAACTGCTTATAAAACTGAATGGGAAAACATGCAGAAAGAAAACCCTTTATTGCGCCCAATTGAGAACAATGAGGCTTGGAATAACACTATTAGCAAGATTCAACAACAAGCGCTTCAAATTGAAAATACGGAACTGGACCCTAAATCTAAGGCTAGATTGACATTTAGCGCGGCGGCAATGCCCGTTGTTATGAATGTTTTTCAAGATTATGTTGCTAAGGCTCAAAATCGTATTTCTGAGCTTGAGACTTTGGCAAAAGAACTACGTTCTACACTACCTTCTTCTGGGGCTGAAAAAGGCGGCGGAGCTGAAGTTCCTAGCGACTTGGGCTTTTTGGAAGCTTTAGAGCGCGGGTTAAAATAAATTTTTAAAAAGTATTGACACGTTCTAACCGGTTGATACTTTTAATTAGTTCGGTGCAGGTATAAAGATTGAGACCCTTGCCGAACAAAACCTATAAAGATTGAAATGGTTTAGCAGAATTCGGGCATTAAAAGCTCTGGGATGCCGCCAGGGAAAAGTTTTGACAGTGGCGACAACGGATAACTCCGATAGGAGTTGGCGTTGAAACCATCAATCATAACCGACCCTTAGCGCGAGCTGGGGGAAGGATGAAAGGAAATTGATACTACTATGTCTACAACGTATAATATTCAGCAGCTTCTTGTAAAAGAAGCGGGTCGTATCGGACCGGAAATTTATCGCCGGACGATCGACACCTCTGCTTGGCTCAAATTGACCAAACAGGAACAATTCCCGGAGGAAATGGGCGATGTGATCAGTTCGGTCACTTTTGAACGTTTCTACCCCTCCAGCGCACTTGCCTCTGCCGCTGATACCGCTGTTGGCTATGCAGTCAACGATATCAAGTCGGATGCAGGAACTAACTGGCGGACTCTCGGGTCCAATCAGGTAACCCAAAATTACCAGGGTTTCAATCCCTATACCCAGGTGACCGACACGGCTGGCGCTAGTTTGCCCGTTGATTCGAGCTCCTCTGCCGGTAACGTTCTGCCCGCGGCCCTTAACGGGGTGACGTTCGGTCAGAAACTCCGTCAGTACAGCCTGGAATGGGCTTCGGTTGATTCCCCTGACATCGCTCTCGAAGACTTGCGCTTCGCGGTGAAACGTCGGGAACAGCTGTCCAACATCATGGATGTCCTCACCGAGTCGACCTCCCTGATTTGGCAGGACCGTTATCGTAACTTGTATACTCGGAGCGTAGCTCTGGAAGGAAACCTCGTTTATCCTAGCACCACTGCTAACGGTATCGTTGCTTCCACCAGCTCCAGTTCTGGCGATGCGAGGGTTATTTATAACGCCGTGATTGGCGGAGTCGGCACTGCCGCCTCTGGTTTGATCACGACTGCTAACCTTCCTCAGAGCCAGCTGACTCAGGGAATCCTGAAGCGGTTGTACATGAAGCTTATCCGCGACGGCGCGGGAACTAACGCCATGGGCCGTGAGAACGGCGCTCCGGTGTTCATGTTGATCTGCGGTGCTGAAACCAGCGAAAACATCATCCGCCTGAATGCTGACATCCGTCAGGATTACCGGTGGGCGAAGCCGAATGAATTGCTCACTCCTCTCGGCATTGAGCGTTCCTACGGTGGTTTCTACCACTCAGTCGATCCGTATCCCCCGCGGTTCTCGGTGTACAACACCTCCCCGCAAAACCTGGTCCGCGTGTTCCCCTTCCGTAGGGAAACCACGACCAAGGGTACGGCCTACAACATCAACCCGGCGTACGAGACTGCAACTTATGAGTTGAGCTACATCTTCCATCAGGATGTGTTCCGCTCGGTTGTTCCGTCTCCCATCAACGCAGCCAACAAGATGTCGTTCAACCCTCAGAACTACCGTGGTGAGTTCAAATGGGTTAACATTCTTGATCGGCAGACGAATCCTGACGGCAATGTTGGGTATTTTCGTGGCGTTGTGGCCAGTGGTGCGCGGCCCGTGTTCCCGCAGTATGGTTACTCCATCCTGCACACGCGTCCCTCCATCAGTCTTGATTACGTTAGCTAATTGAAGAAAGGAGAACTCTAACATGAGCTTCCCTCTTCAAACGCGTAGTCAGGATAATGTCCTGGCAGCTCGAATTCGTGGTGCCGTGAATAATGGCCCCGAATGGGGCACATCAGGCAGCACCCTGGCAGCGATTGGTTCCTCTACTGGAGGAGCGTCTGGCGATACAGTCTCGACTATCAGTCCGATTGTGCTCACCAACGCCGGTACACCTAGCGTCACGTCAACAGTCACTAACAGCGCTTATTCTGCTAATGACATTGCGACGATTGTCGGCAAGTTGAATACCGTCATCACGTTGCTACGTAACCTGAATGCTTAAATAACTAATTGATCCCCCGGGGTTTTATCCCCCGGGGGATCATACCTTTTTAAGAAAGACAAATCTTATGGATAATATCTCTTTTCCCGTACCTAAAGGTTTTACACCTCCGAAAGGTGTGAAAGAAGGCGATTCGTTCGACTTCATGGCTAGCGGCTATTTCAAAGGACCCACCATGTATCTCTCGGCAGTTGAAGGCACAGCAGTTTCTCCCGGAAAAGAAGTCGAAAAAGAAACTGAAATCGAAATGCCCGAGGAAGAAATGGGAATGGTTCAAGCCGTTGAAAAAGGAATGTCGAAGAACGAAATGGCGTAAAGCCGTGGATAAACTTATCCTGGCCGTAGTCAAGCAAGCCTGGAACGACCTCCAAGACCTTGAAGCCGGAAAACCAGGAGGCAGACCCAAGGCATGTTTTGAACGGGAATCCTTTGAACTTTGTTTTGAGATATTCTTGCCTTTGCTCAATGTAAAAGGCTATAGTGCAAGTAAGATGAAGTCACGAGTATTCCCAACCCTAGATAGGATATTTAGTCATGGAAAATGACCATCTAATTACTCTTCTTGAGCGTACCGCCCGCATGGACGAGAAGCTTGACTCCTTGCTTGAGGACCGCGATAAACATGAGAATCGAATTGGTAAAGTAGAAAAGCATATTCACATGGGATATGGAGTCGTAGCCGTCATGACATTTATAATTTCTACTTTTGCTGAATTCTTTTGGTCAAAGATTTTTGGCAAGAACAGTTGACAAACAAAAACAAGACTACACAATAGGAGAACTCTATGGCATTTTTTGATGAAAATCTTGCTCCCAGCGTAACTCAAGAAACCGACGCTTCTTTAGTTTCACTCGGCCAGCGTGGGTTTGTTTATGTGGGAGATACCACGGCTACAACAGGAAATTTTGCGGCTATTCAAATTTTAAATGATGCTGTTTTTTCTGCTTTATCGGCCTTGAATTCTACTGTTGGTGGTTTGGTTGGCGCAACTTTGACAGCCGGAACCATTATTTACGGCCCATTTACTTCTTTTACTTTGACGTCTGGAAAAGTTATCGCATATAAGGCTGGTTAATTTATATGCCTAAGCTAGGTCTAGGCATTAATCTTACAAGTAATGTAAGCTCAACCCCAGTTTTTAGTACACTAAATTTATATCGAGATAGTTTTATTGCGTACCCAAATTCTGGGTATAGTTTTCTAAATAGACAATTTTTTTCTTCTGGATCAAGTTCAACTGTAACTTACGGAAGCGGGATATATAGACAGACGATTGGTTCTTCTGGTCGTCATGCGATTGGCTACTTTGATTGCAACGCAGAGCAATATCCAACTTACGACAATGGTGTTGGTTATTCGATAGGAGCTGTTGTTTATGGAGGAATTTATGGACACGGTCTTTTTCGAAGAACTGGTAACCCCGGGAATCCAGGTTATCCTCCAAACTTTTTATTTACTCCTTCCGGAACGCAGGATGCGAGTGGTTGGACAAGAATTCATCCGGTTTTAAGAACAATAATGGCTGATGAAGAACTTAAAGTAACTTTTAATCTTAGACTTAATTCTTCTGGAACAGGATTAGTGTCTGTAAACGCCATACGTTTTGGTTTATTTGATAGTTCCACAAATACTGATCCCTTAACTTATGTAAATGCTGACAATCTGACTGTAAGTAATGCTATATATGGCGGCACTGGAACAGGTCCGGGGTATCGAGGGTATATGTCAGGAATTTCATCTGCTGCCAGTAATAATCATAGAATACATACGAGAACTACAACTACAGATCCAAGATTAATCTCAACAACTTCGGCAGTATATACTGAAAACGTAGCTTCAGCTTTTTCTGGATTTACCTCAGAAACGACTTATTTAATAACGTTAACAATAAAAAGATTACCCGGTAGTGTTTCAGCTCCTTCAGGAGCTCTTCTTTACACAAGTTCAATATCGGGAGGGTCTCTCTCGGGATCTGGAACCACGCTTTCTTGGACAGATAATTCTCCATCTACTTATTCGTTTGATACTTTATGCCTTTATGGAGGCTCTTTTTCTTGCGTTTCTTTTGACTTATCAAATGTAAACGTTTCTTTTAAAAATAAAATACCACGATTCAATAATTTTTTTAATCCATTGTATAGAATTGCCCCTGAATCTGTTATTGGTGTTACTGGAGGCAGTAATGTATCATATGTGGAAGATACCACATCAAATTCTAATAGAACCCTTCCATTAAATGGTACAGTACAAGCGATCGAAAACAGTTTAAATGGAAAACGTACTTTGAGATTTGATGGAACTTCTTCTCTTATTAGTCCCACCGTTTATCCTTTTAATTATAATTATCCATTTACAATGATTGGAGTTTCAAAAGCTTCTGGAAGTAATGCTATTGTAGATACTTGCGCCAGATATTTTCTTTCTGCCTCAAATCAAACTGCTTATGACGTTGGATTATCTTATGGGGCATACGGCAATCCAACGGCTAATTTTTCTGGTTTTATTGGAAAATCTTATACTGGAAGCTCAGATATTGAATCGTTTCCCATGGGGGAAAATGTCGCTGGTTTATCCGTGTTGGTAAGCGACGGGACCACGGTATCTCATTATTTAAACGGAGCCTTGATTGGTACTTTACCTACTTCTGCTTGGAGTTCAGCGACATTAAATTCTGGAAGATTTACACTTGGTTGTGAATATACTCCAAATATTACTACCAGTTCTTTCTTTAGCCGATGTGATATAGCTGAAGTTATGTTTTATAATCGGGCTATTACAACAACGGAGCGCCAGCAAGTAGAAACTTATCTTGCAAATAAGTACGCAATTCAGCTCCCAAATATAAACAATATGTTCTTGCCACAGCTTTGGCTCAAAGCCGATGCTGGCGTAACTCTTGCTGGTTCTAATGTAACAACATGGGCAGACCAAAGCGGAAATAACAACAACGCCATTGCAGATACAGGAGAAGAGCCAACATTTGTTTCTTCCTTCTTAAACAATAAACCCGCCATTCGATTTAACGGCAATGGTAAGGTAATGGAGATTGCTGATTCCTATACCCTAGACTTTTTTAAGACTTCAGTATTTATTGTTCTAAAGTATCTTGGGCAAGGTACTGGAAATAACATTGTTTACATTAAGAATGCAAATGCAGGATCACCAGAAGACCCAGCAATGTATGGATTGGTGGCAACTTTATTCGGGGGTAATCTTTCATTTCCCTTAAATGTTAATAGTTGGGTAGATAACCCAACTAACGTGGATATTAAAGATTCAATACCAAGAATATTCTCAATGACTTATGGTGGGTCAGATATTTTAATGTATGCCGATGGATTTGAAGTAGGCTCAGGCAGTATCGGAGGAAATATCTCCACAAGCACAGGGACGCTTCAAATCGGCGGATACAACAAGTCCTTTAGTGGGGCGGAATATTTTAACGGAGATGTGGCTGAAATCATTATGTATAATCGTGCTGTAACAAGCACAGAACGCCAGCAAGTTGAGGCGTATCTAAATACTAAATATGCGATTTATTAACCCACTTTTGTTCTGCATTATTTTGTCATCTTGTGCCTCCACCCGCACGACATCTTCCGGTTCCCTAACCCTCGAAGCAACGACGCAATCAATCCTAAAGGCACAATCTATAGCCCGGTCAATCCCTGCCTGTAAACCAGTTGCCGACGAGTTAGACAATACTAAAGACCAGATCCTAAAGCTTCAGTCTCAAGTCGATAAGAACTTTAAAGAACGTTCGGAGATGGCTGAGAGACTTGAGTATCTCGAGGCTAAGTACAGCAAAGCAGTTGGGATGCTGTGGAAATGGCGTTTGATCGGTATTGGCGGGATGCTCTTGCTGCCCGCATTTTTGGCCTTGCGCAATTTCTTTCCCTTTCTTAAACTATTTTAAGTGAAAAAGTGGCTCAAAGATAACCTTCAAGGTCTGGGGGCTTTAGTCTGTTCTATTGGACTATTCCTTGCTCTTGGCCCAATTCTACAAAACATTGACCCCGGGGCCGGAGTTGTGGATATGGGAGCCCTTCATGTTGTATTGCTGGCCGGAGTTAAATTGTTTTTTGCCGTGTCATTAGCCTGGCTAATAATCACTATTGAATTTAAATTCTTGGACGATTACGTGGACAATGGATCTTTGTTGGACGATTGGCGCGAAATGTACCCCCAGCACAGATCCATCTTGCTTGTGACCATGTTTCTTGGCCTTGTTTTAGCTTTCGCATTTTTATGCAGGTAATGTATGCGGCTGTTCTGGCGTCTTTACCTGTGCTTTGTTCCGGAGCCAGAGTTGCTCCGAGAGTCGTACAGACGCGAGCAGAAAGAGTGGAACGAGTTGTGGAAGTCGCTCGAGGAACCATTGGGTGGAAGGAAGAGCACGGAAACTCCGGGCCCTTGGTGGACAAAATCTTAAAAACTGTAGGTTTAGATGGCACTGGTTCTCCATGGTGCGCCGCTTGGGTGGTTTATGTGGGAGACGAAGCTTTTGGGGTCAAAAACAACCCCTACCCAAGATCAGCCTGGAGCCCTGATTTTGTTGTTAAACCCACCTGGAATCGCGGCCAGGGCCGGTTGCCGGCGTCCTCCGATGCTTTTGGGGTATACTTCGATAGCCTTAAAAGAGTCGCTCACACGGGGCTTATAGAGCGTTTAGAGGGCAGTATGGCCGTCACCATTGAAGGCAACACCAATGACAATGGAAGTAGAGAAGGAGATGGGGTCTATCGCAAGCGTCGGCCTCTTGTTACAATACTGGCCAGGAGGTGGCTATGAGTGTAAAGCTAGGAGCAATTGGAGTTCAAAAAGTTACGGCCAAGTTACTTGAACAAGGTTTCTTGGTCAGCATGCCTATTTACGATGACGGTTACGATTTGGTGACTGATTGGAAAGGAAAACTTTGCCGTGTACAGGTAAAATGCACCGCCGGCAATGAAGATTATCGAAGAAGCAAGTTAAAGTTTTTTGCCATCAAAGGACCTGGCTTTGGGCACATGCGAAAACAAAATTACTCCAAAGCTGATTGCGATACTTTTATATTCTACCACACCGGATTGGACGCCATGTTTATTTTACCCAGGGAAAAGGTTCCCAAAACTCAATCTATTTACATTGAACCGAATAGTAAATGGCGGGATAATTGGAATGTGCTTAAAGGGAATTTACACAAATGAGTATTTTAAGTTCTGACGATTTGGCTAGGACGAGAAATATTTTATACACCGATCCCGCCACTGTTTCAACAACTACGGGAACTGGAGAACGAGGCCCACAAGGTCCTCAGGGAGCTACTGGCCCACAAGGTCCTCAGGGAGCTACTGGCCCACAAGGTCCTCAGGGAGCTAATGCCGATCTTTTTGTATTGAAAGCTTCAAATGTAAACTTAGTTGCTGATGCCGTTACAAGCGGTGGAGCAAACTCTACGGCCCTTACTTACATGGATGGGAGTTCTTTTTCTGTGCCCACAGGAAAAAATGTTATTATAAGGGACTGTTATATTCAACTTACTTCAGTAGTTACATTTGGAACTTGGCCGTCGCCTTTTCCTCCCGCCGCATGGTCCAATGCAACAACTTACTCGACTGGCAGTTACGTAACTAGAAACAATTTAATTTATGTTTCCTTACAAAATAGTAATATTGGAAAAGACCCCGCTACTGAACCTACTTGGTGGTTATTAGCAAGTTGGACAGCGTCTTCTTTGCGATGCTATTTGACTGGATCTAGGACTCAAGTAAGCCAGACTTTTACTCCGTCAAACGTATTGTTTTCCGTAACGGATGCTTTGGGATTTCTCTCAAACCCTTCCGGTGGAATTCGAAGATCTTTTGCCGGGGAAGGTATTATTTTTGGGGTTAACGTTGTGGGGAACAATGCCTCAAACTCTTATGGGTACACAACCCTTTCGGGTAACGCGTTTTTCCAATGTTTTATTTTCCCGCAATAGTCTTGTATTGACTCTATAAAACCAGTTGCCATACTACTTGCGATGAGTTTTCCTAATCCTGACATTTACGCCCGGGATTGTGATTGTGGCACGGCTGGGCAAAACACGACCCCACCTCCTGCTAGTTTATTGACCCAAGCCGCTGATGCCGTCAGATCAATTAGTATTTCAACTTCTCTTAATTTTGGCAATATAACATCAGGAGGATTTTCAGATCTTACTGTAATTCTTTCGGGTGCAGCGGTTAATGATACAGTATTTGCGACCTGTCTTGATATTGCCGGGCGAGGAGCCACGGATGGGAAATTGATTTTTGAAGCTTTTGTTTCCGCCTCAAATACGGTTACCGTTAGGGCGCATAATCCGACTTCCGGATCGATTGACCCAGCCTCATATAATTTTAAAGTAACCATCATCAAAGGATAATAGGAGAACAAAATGAGTTGCGATTGTAACACACTGGTGATCGGAGAAGCCGGACCTCAAGGACCTCAAGGATTTAACGGGATAGATGGGGTTAACGGAACTAATGGTGTCAATGCTTTTACAACTTTAACCAATTCATTTACGCAACCGGCGGTTTATCCGGCAACTGGAAATTCTGTCACGCTTGCGGTGGCAGATACCTCTTGGATGGTTGTGGGGCAATATGTGTATATTCAATCAGCCGGAACTTATAAAGTTTTGGCTATTAATTCTTCGATATCAGTTAACGTTTATCTTGCTTTAGCCGAAATCAGCGTTGGCTCTACCGTATCCGCCAATAGAAGAATTGGCCCGGGAGGGCCGGCAAATACTTCACTTTCAAATGTAAATTCTTTGGACATTAATACGGCGTTTACCGCTCAAAGTGCCGCTTTGCGGGTTTATGGGTCCTCCACCCTAGCCTTACTTCAAGTAGACGCTAACCTTAACAAAGTAGGTATTAATACTACTCCCGTTGTTGGGGGCCCAACGTTTGCCCTTGGCGGATCTTTACAGGTCACCGGAGATTCCCAATTTGCCGGAGAAATTTTGGCGCCAAGATTTAAAACAGGGAACGGTGGGTTGTACGGGCAACTGTCAAATATTTTGTATAAATCCGAAACTATTGCAAATTCGACTTATGCCGGAAGTTCTGTGACTAAAAAAACTGTTACCGTAACCGGGGCTACACTAGGGAATATGGTTTTGATTGGCTATACCGCCGATCCAACTAGTACGTTTGAAACTGACGTTATTGTTACCGGTGTGGTATCTTCAGCTGATACAGTCACAGTCTTTTTCAATAACACAAGCGCAACTCCTTTTACGGGAGCTATTAATCTTAGTGTGGCTGTTGTAAAATTTGAAGCTTCTGTTTAATGATATCCGATCAAAACAGATTAACAGAAGGAATGGGTTCCTTTCTGGGGGGAGCCAATTCTGCCGTTGATCCCGCCCTGATTGCAGACAATCAGTATTTGTGGGCTGAGAATGTTGTTGCTCGGGATGGGTTTTTAGCTACCAGACCGGGATTTAAATTCGTTAAATTATTGCCTAATGGGGTAGTACAAGGGGCATGTTATTTTAAAAATCGTCTGCGCGATAGCCAGGATATCGTATCTTTGATCGACGGAAAACTATATAATTTGTTTGCGGCAGATTCAACTCATGCCGTGGAGGATATTTCTCCGCCCAATGAACCCTCCTCACGGTATGTTTCCCAAAAAGCATGTCTGGTTCAGGTTAATAATTTTCTTGTCAGTCAAGATGGATTGACTCCGGCCATGGTATATGACGGAGATAAAACTTATCGTTCCGAAAATAAAACAGATCCTGTTGACGCAATTAATACTGTATCTGTTTCTTTAGTTGTCGGGGATACTACTTATAATATAGCTACTGAAGAGGTAACAAATATTCTAAGTGTTGGAACAGTTGTTGTATCCTCGTTTGTTGGGGCTTTGCCAGAAGGAACTGTGATTACGGCGATTGGGACCGCATCGGGAACTCCCTCTACTCAACAAATTACCCTCAGCAAAGCCCCAGTTATTTCTGTTACTACAGATCTTAAATTTTACAAATTCGGAATTATCGAACAAGACATTAGCATACCGATTGGTTCAATTATGTGTTACGGAAATGGAAGACTTTGGGTTGCAAATGGGAATGAATTATATGCAGGAGATCTTGTCGGTTCTTCCACCAATGCTGAAATTAAGTTTTCCGAGACAATTTATTTGACTGGTGGCGGAGTTTTCATGTTCCCATCAAAAATAACCGGAATGCAATTTCTTCCAGGACCCGACACCACAACCGGTTTGGGGGATTTGTTGATTTTTACCCGGGATGAAATCCATGCCATACGCGCCTCTGTTTATGACCGCACCCAATGGCAAGCCACCCCCGGAATGCAACGGCAGATTTTTACAGGTCGAGGAGCGGTTAATTTTGAATCAATCATTCAAACAGATAAGGATTTATATTTTCGATCTTTTGAAGGAGTGCGATCGTTGGCACAAACATTACAATCCAGAGGCGTTGTAAGTTTTTCGGACAGCCTTGAAGCCACTCGTGTGATAGCGTATGATACCGAGCGGTGGCTTTCTTATGCCCCCGGAATTTTATTTGATGGCAGATATTTGTTGGGCGGAGCTCCAAAAATACAAAAAACAACAGATAATAATGGAAATCGTACCGGTAGATTTAATTACGTTTTTTCCAAAATTGTAAGTAAAGATTTTAACGCAGGTTCTGTAGTCAATGCTCCGGTGGCTATTTATGATGGAGAATGGAATGGTTTGCAAATATGCAAACTAGTCGAAGGGTTATTTGGCCGGCAGCGCCGTTGTTTTGCCATTACCTGCGATTCGGACGGAAAAAATGCCTTGTATGAAATTACTTTGGATGATTATTCCGACAGTTTGAAACTCAGCCGATCCGCATCAGTTGCCGATACTCCTATTAAATGCTCCGTGGAAACCAAACGTTTTTCGTTTGGGACTCCTTTTGATGTTAAGTCATTAATGAGGGCTGATCTTGGATTCACCGATGTTTATAAAAACATAAACTGGACGCTAAAGTATAGTCCCGATTTTATAAATTTGTTTTATTCGGTTCAAACGGGAACGGTCAATAACTTGCAAGAAACTCCTGTTTTAACAACCCAATCTCCTCCAAATCTTGTCACTGGGTTTAAAACTTCTAGGACAGTTAAACCGGTATCCCTTAAAGTTGACGAAACAAATAGATTATCTAATTTTGGATATATGTTCCAGGGAAAAATTTATTGGGAGGGTAAGGCAAAACTTGTTTTATTTAGGCTTCACGCTTCACGTAAGGATATTAGCGATCTGGGGGAATGTTAATTTATGTCAGAATACCCCGTATCTTTCACTCAACCCTTGTTTTCTGATTACCCCAGAAAACTTCCTGATGCCGTGTCGTATATGGGATTAAACGGAACGGTGGATAAAATTGCAGATCCAGATCTTTATTTATACACAAATTCTTCTCCAAGCACAACTTTGACCGATAGAATTTGGGTTCAAAAAACTCCACCCTCAACATCTCCCACACCTTTACCCACGCCAGCTCCAGCTTCTTATTCGTCAAAATTAATTGCAATTACTCGATTTGGAGCAGCACAAAACAAGCCGGTCGCCTTTACAATGAACGGCGATTCAGACCCATCCTTTTCCGTTTCTTCCTGGTATTATGCTTCTGCTATTCCCACAGTTGTTATTTCAGGACCAGACGGCAGTGTTTATATTGCCGGGGTAAATTTAGCCGGGTCAATTGACGGATGTAAAATATATAAATTAAATTCTAACGGAACAATTGATAATACTTTTAGCAGTTCTGTTTTTACTCATACACAAAATTTTGATGCAAATAGTCAGGGTTATATTTCCGGAATAGCGTTTGATTCCACTAATAAACTTTATGTTTACGGTGTATTTAATTTTTACGGTTCAAATGCTGCAAAATCAATAGTTCGTTTAAATACAAATGGGAGTTATGATTCTGCTTTTAATTCTCAAACTGGAGTTGAATGGTCTGCTTCAGGTAACCCCAGCTTAGACGGATACATCAGTTACGTTAACGTTTTCCCAAACGGTCACGTTTATTTGGGGGGCCAAATAAGCAAATATAAAGGAGTTAATAATCCAAATTCAAACTATTCAACTTTTCTTTTTGGTCTTGTAGTTGATAATAACGCCAATTTTGTATGTTGGTCCGATGAATCTATGACCACTCCGATAGTGGTATCTTCTACAGCCGGATATGCTTTTTATACTTTAAACGGTTATAGATATATCTACGACCCCAGCACACCAAGATTATATCCTGATAAATATTATGGGTATATTTATAGTATTGGTGGTACTAGTCTTGGTACATATGTTATAAATATGCCAGACAACGGTCTTTTAGCTTATGGTAATATTGCGGTAACTAGTTCTCAACAATTCTATCGCGGGTATACTTATCCGGAAGGAACTTTTAATCAACATGTTATAAGCGGCGGCGACAAAAGATGGCCTCTTAAATTAATTGCACCAAACTCAATTTCTGGAAGCAAACAAATCTATTATAATTTAACTCCTCCTGTTTTTGATTCCACTTTTTCTGCTTTTAGTCCCACAGTCGACACATCAATAGATTATAGTCTTGGTCGCTTTCTTTTATCCGGTGCCCTCGACAAAAAATTAGCCGTAAAATCCCCCTCAGATCCTTCAATAAGCAGCATCGATTTGATTAGCAATATTATTTTAGGCCCAGATTTGAAATTGTATTATAATGATTATTATGAGTCAACTTCTCCTTCTTTAAAAACTGCATCATATTATAGCTCGGTTAGCACAAATTCAACACCGCGACCTGTTTCTCAAATGACTTTTCTGGGGACACCTGGAATACAAACACCACAATACGTTGATGCTTATATTGGTTCTTCTTTTTCTTTGGCGGTGACAACTACTCCGGGCGCAACTTCTTATTCCGCTTCCAACCTTCCCGGAGGATTGACGATCAACGGGTCTACAGGAGTAATCTCAGGAACGCCGTTGTTAATTGGCGTGTATAATGTTACTTTAAGCGCTACAAATTCTTACGGAACTGGAACAAAAGGTTTGATTATAAATGTTACCGGCGGTCTCCCTACCAATATTTCCTATACAAAAGCTTTACGAAGTTTACGGGGTTCGGGTACTTGGCGTGAATTTTCCCCTATTTTCAGGGGAGATATTGTTTTAGTTCCTTCCGGAACTCAAATTTTATTTCCTTGGGGAGAATCGGATAAGCTTTATGACATGTCTCCTTGGGGAGAACCTGCCTTTACCGTCCCCACTCTTCCTTCTCCTCCTTCTGGTTTTAAGTATAAATATTATATTGGTGCCAGAATTTCAACCCCAAGCACTCAATTTATTGGATCATGACAATTTTTTACAGATCAGGAACTGTCGGGGTTCCGTTCACTTTTCAAATTCCCACGCAGGGAGCTTCTGTATTTTTAACGGAAGATTTGCCTTTGGGTTTTACTTGCAGTTCTACCGGCCTTATCACAGGAACCCCCGTGCTGACCGACCAAAGATCCATTACATTATTGATCAGCAATGGGATAACTTGTAGTGCGGCCAGCCTTAGCTTAACCGTTGTCGGCCCTTCTTCCCCTCTTATATCCAGCCCGACTTCCGCAAACGGTATTGTTAACTTTGCCTTTACCTATCAAATTTTAGCCGCGGCAACCCCTTCGATCACTAGTTATGGGGCCTCCAGTCTTCCCGCCGGGTTAAGCGTAAACACAACCACGGGTTTGATTTCAGGAACACCCACTTCTGCCACCGCTTCCACAACTGTGGTGATAAGCGCCACTAATCCCGGGGGAACAACTTATCAGAACGTTAATTTTGTTATTTTAGCCATGCCGCTTCCGGTTTATTCCGGCCCATCTTCTATTGTTTTAAACAGAGATATTTCTAATTCTTTTCAAGTGACAGCGTCAAATCCAACACCATATCAACCCACGTCTTATTCGGCCACAAATCTTCCCTCTGGCATGTCAATCAACCCGTCAACAGGATTGATTTCCGGATCACCCGCCACAGCGGGAACAATAACAAATTCATATAATCTTTTTGCCACAAATGCAAGGATTTGCTATGTGACAGATTATAGAGCTAATCCATACGGAGAAGTACTTTCACTTTATCCAATTGGGTGTACATCCCGAATGGCTTATACAGTTCCAGTCTCAGGAAATGCTTTTCCAATTTCCGGACTCGGAAGCGGACCTTTTTATTGTGACTTACTCGGAAATGTTGCATCGGTTGGTTTATCGAACGATGGAACGCGAGTGTACGCTGATTATAGTTATTTTTTATTTGGTCCGGGATCTGTTCGTAATCAGCAAGCTACCCAAAAATATTTTATGGGCGGAAGATTCTGTGGACCTTCCGATGGATATCAGGGATCACGCTCCAGTAACCCGTATACAAATTATTTTGGACCTAATTCGTACATATATAATTCAACTGAAAACACTTTAACTTTTTTTTCTTTTTATTTTCAAAATTTTTCATCCCGCCAAAATTTAAACGAACCTTATTATGATCAAATTTATAAACTCACAGATGGATCTTATATTTTTGCGAGCCCAAGCAGGGGGGTCGGACTAAATAATTATACTTTGCAAAATGCAACCAAAAGTTCTATTTTAAAATGTACTTCTAATTTTTCTCAAGATTTAAATTGGACAACAAATTTTTTAAATTTTAGATCTTTTATTGTTGGGCAAAAATCAAATGGAAATTTGGTGGCGATAGCCGATCCAAATATAGTTTTTTTAAATTCAACAACTGGAGCCATTGCGTCCACAGGAATTTCTTCCCAAGCCGCACCCAATGATTTTTGTCCGGCATCAGATTCAACAAATTACTCATATGGTTTTGGAATTATCGGTGGCGGGCTACAACCCGATGAAAAAATAATTGTGGCTTCTCCTAAAAAAATTATAAGAATTTCTTCTGATGGATCCACCATTGACTCGACATTTTCTTCCAATAGTGATTTTACATTAACCGGAGCTTCGCCGGTAATTAAAAGAATTCATGTTTACAAAAATGGGAAAATATTGGTTTGTGGAGATTTTCAAACTTTTAAGGGCACCACCGTTTCAGCCGGATTTATAAGGTTAAATAGTAATGGGACATTGGATACTTCTTTCAGCGCCAATCCTTTTGGGAACCCACAAACAGCTAGAGTGCAAGATTTTAAAGTTTTACCCGACGGAAAAATTATTATAATTCATTGGGATCGTGCGAACCAGTGGGAGGCTGGTTTGATATACCGGCTTAATGAAAATGGAACAAACGATGTTCAATTGGGGTCCATAAATAGTAGTGGGGCCGCCACATCCCATGGAAATTATTATGTTAGCGTGGCAAGTCAATTCTTTGTTTTGCCTGGCCCAGAAAAAGAAGATGTTAGCGTAACTGCAACTACCGCTACGGTTACATTAACAAATGCCGGAGGAAGCACTTCAGTCCCAATCGATTTTTCGGTGGTGGCTTATTAATGCATTCCCTTGACACGCAAATTGAAGTGCTTAATCTAAATTAGCTATGGCTGATATTCCCCTTAGTTCCGGAGTGGTCCCAGCTGGCACTCCTTACCCCGGCAATTTTCAGGATTTTTTAGATGTAGCTTCTTCTTATTTAACAGTTGAGTACCCGGACAATTTGCGTTCGGCAGTTGTTTCTTCCTCCACCCCAACGGGAAGTGATTTGGATAAAATCTGGTTTCGATTGTCTTCCACCGATGGAACGCCTACCACGGTGAATTTGTACATTAACGGAGCCTGGACGGAGTTTACCCAATTTAATTTTGGTGACATGGTTTTAATCGCTGAAAGTTCCGTTATTGTAAATCCTTGGGGAACAGGAGGAACAGCGTACACACTTTCCGGACAAAAAGTTGTAACCCCGGCAACCCCTACCTCATTGCCCGCCGGGTTTAAATATAAAGTTTACGTAGGAAATTACTCATGATTCGACGTACTTACGGGTCTGTAAAAGCCCAATTGGCCAGAGTAACTCAAAACGGGATGTGCCCCGACGACGCCCAATTATTGGCTCGGGTCAATGAAGCCCAGGAACGGTTGCTTAACAAGGGTCTTTATGCCGGAACTTATGGGCGTTATTCCGTATGCGTTTACGGTGGTTGCATAACTTTACCCAGGGAGTTTGAGTCTATTCTTGGATATAATTTTTCCGGAGCTCCGGCTCAAGTTTATAATCAGTGGTATGAGTTTATGGCTAACGGACCAGGAATTTCTCCCGCTGGGGATTGGCGTCATCTTGTAGACCGTGGTTATGTTCCTTGTTTTCGTTCTTTGAATTCCCAGCAATTTATTCGTATTTATACCGATCTTTCCGAAGATGTTGATACAACTATTCTTTTTAGAGGGTCTGACAGTTATAACAATAGAATTCAAACTGTAGAAGATGGCAGGTATATTGACGGAGAGCGTTTGGATTTAAGTGCCGGGCATGGAGACTCAAGTTGTTTGGTATCCGGATTTTCTGGAATTAATTCGGATGGGAATGGGGTGTACGCTTTTACCAGAACTTTGAATAACAAGCCGGTATTTGAAAATCTTCATGGTTGGCAAATACAAAATCCCGTTAACGCATGGCAAATTATAAACCCAGCCTCAACTGTTGTGGATATTTCAGTATCTAATTCAGATAAACCTTGGCAGACTCTTTATTCTGTATGTTCAATTATTGAACTATCCGCCACTACTAAAAATGCTTTTCGATACATTGATGCCATCAACAAATCCCCAACTAAAGGGTGGGTAAGGGTTTATGCGGTCGATCCGGATACAGGAGCGGAAAACTGTATTGCCATACTTGCGCCCGACGAGACGTTGCCCCAGTATAGGCGATATGCAATCCCGGGGTTTGAAGAAAAGGAAGGGTCAACTGTCACTGTGCTGGCTAAACGCAAGTTTATTCCGGTCACGGGTGATGACGACGACCTCATTGTGACCAACCTTGGCGCCTTGAAAATGATGGCTATTGCAATTGAGAAGGAAGAAAACAACAATCTGGTTGAAGCCAAAGTCTATGAAGACAAGGCTGTTGACCTTCTCCGTGAAGAATTAAAAGAGGTGGAAGGGGCCAACATTGGCCGGCCTCAGGTTCAAATGCAGATGTTTGCAATGGGTGAAATTCCCAACATGGCTTAATTTATGGCGTTTGAATTCGGCATTTCTCCAGCTTCAAATATGGTCTCTGACTTTTTAACTCAAAGTTACCGGGCTAGTAATAATGATTTTAATCCTTCTTCTTATGGTCAACCCATGGGTGGTCCCACCATTTTAAACCCAGCCGGTACCCCAACAAATAAATTTAGTATTGGTTCTAATGGGAATTTGTACCAAAAATTAAGTTCCGGCGGTTATATAAACACAGATACAGGACAAAAGGTTGGCGGGATTTCCACTTCCCGAAAAGGTGGTGGAATTTCTTATTCTTCCGGCCCCAATTTTGCAGCCATGCAGGGCGGTGGGATGGATGGAATGGGTGGTGGCGGAGGCGGTTCTAATGTCGATTTTTATCTTGGTCCGGCCCCCACACTTTCAAAATTATCTCTTCCGGAATTAGTTCTTCCAAATGCACCTACACTTCCCAATTTGGATTTAGGTAGTGTATTTAACAGTTTTCGATCAGTATTCAATACTCTTAATTCCGGCGTTAATCCTGAATTCGGAGTCGATTCTTTAAAATTGGCCAAAGATGCAAAAGATGTTGCGTCAAAATTAAATTATTCTCCCGAGGAAATTAAATCTCTTATTTCTGCAATCAATCCTTCTACAGGGGAAATTATTTCTGACGTGGAAAAAATTTCCTCTCGACTAAATGATCCCGCAAAAATATCGCAAGCTGCCGGACAGATCGCCGATTCTTTAAATGCAAAATACCAATCGGCATTTGCCAAAGCCATGCCCGGATATGAGGCCAACATGGCCAAGGCCAATAAACTTACAACTCAATATTTATCGGGAAATATTCCCCAGGATGTGGTTGATAGTGTTGTTCGCGGAGCAGCCTCCAAAGGATTTGCCACCGGATTGTTCGGTGGGGGTATTGGACGGAACATGGTGGCTCGCGATTTGGGTCTTACCAGTCTGCAACTTCAAGCAACCGGAGCCAACCTGCTGCAACAAACTGCCTCAATTGCCAACTCAGTGTTGCAAGCAACCATGCCGGTTAGCGGTGAATCGTTTGCTTCCAGACTTATAACCGACCCCAATCAGATTTTTAGCACCGTTGCCAACATGAGGAGAGTTGATCCCAATACTATTTTCAATGCGGTTTATACTCCTAACCGGGAAGTGTATAACACTATGTCTCAAATGGCCCAACAATCCACCATGGCCAGAGCCAATTTTGAAGCATCCAAAATGGTGGCTCCAGCTTCAGTCTTTAGTGCTCTGACGACCCAGGCGCAGTATAATCAGCAGATCAACGCGCAAAATTTGCTTAATCAATGGGAAACCATGAAGACAATGGCCACACAAAACAATGCGATCCAGGGGCAACAGGCCATTTATAACAACCAAATTGAGGCACAAAACGCCATCAACAAATGGCAGACCCAGGGATTGCCGGGACAATATGACGTGCAAAAAGGACAATACATCGGGTTTACCCCAGGAACATATTCAAGCACTCCTCCTCAAGCTCCCGGGTATAACCAGCAAAATGTTGCCGGCGGGCCGAACAATGTTTTTAACGAAACTCCGCAACAGCGTTTTTTTCGGCTTGAGGCAAACTACTTAAGGAATTACAGGGTATAAATTATTTTATGAACGCCCCCAATTATATCGGAGAAGTTAGAGGGATTGTTGACGATCTTCGCAACAATTATATCAAAAAACAACAACTTGCTCTTCAGGCACAAGAACAAAATAACAGGATGTTTTTGGGGTTGGCCAATCTCAGTCAGCAATCCGACCTGTCCCAAGCCAAGATTGATGCCGATCTTCAGCAGACAGAAACAAATAAAAATGTTCAATTGGCCCAGTTAAACTCACAAAGATATGCGGCTTCTGCGCAATCTGCGAAAGATTTGGCCCAATCTGATTTAAATGAACGCAAATTTCAATTTGATTTGTGGAAAGAAAACAACGCCCTGGAAAAAGAACAAAGGGAAAGAGAGCAGGAAATTGCTTCCGCCAGATTGTTGCAGGAGGGAGTTGTCGCTCTTAACAGCGACGATCCTACGAAGAAAATTGAATGGGCTAATAAAAGTGTAGCCTCAATTCTGAACGGCAAACAACAAGCGGATTTATGGACCAATGCTCTGACCATCGTCAACACCAAACGAAAACTGGAATCGGATATTACCAATTTAAAAACCCAGGAACCTGCTCTGGCTATCACCAGGGATCTTAATAAATTGGATGTTTCCTCCATGACTCCGGATCAATTCGCGGCTGAGCTGGAAGATTATAACAAAAGATTCCAGTCGTTGGGCAATACAGATCCCAAAATTAATGATTTGTATATGTCCACTTCTCAGGAAGTGGCCAAACGTCAGCATGATTTTCGGCAAAAAGAATACGGTCAGGTCATGGATTCTTTTTTACGGAGTGGTAATTTGGCGCAACTGGATGCGCAGACCCAAAAAGAATTTGACCGAATTCACTCATTGTTCCCTGAAGGACCGGCCAGAAGTTCCAATGACTTTTCAATTCAGCTTCAACGTTTGATGTTTCAAAGTAATAACGAAAAAAGTCAAACTAATTTGGCGGATCTTACTCAAGAAGCCAACGCAATTGAGGAGAATATTGTAGCCCAGAACCCGAGTTTGGCGGCTGTTAGGACCGATCCAAAAACTGGAGAAAAATATAAAGTGTTTCCTTATTCCGCCCCCAACCTTACGCCAGTTGTTGGATTTAACGGTACGATTGATCCGGACACCGGCTTGGTAAATAAACAGACGTTGCAAGCGTATGCCAAGTGGAAGGCCGAAGTAACTTCTCCTACCTTCCTTTTGGGTCAAGTTCCGTTTATCCGCGGGCTTAACATGGGAGCCCCCATGATTGAAAGTCCAGCTGGTAAAAAACAAATAGAAGAAGCCGCAGCAATTCCATTCAGATCATCCAACGTGTATAATCCTCAAGTCGTAGCTGCGCCCGGAACTGCTGTAATTCCCACCGCTCCCGGTGCTCCCAAGGTTCAACTTTCGGAAGATACTGTTGCCAAAGTGGTTAACCTATACAATACCAACCCCGATGCGTTGATTGGAAACAAATCAGTCAAAGAGGTTGTAGCCAGAATGTTAGCCACCGGTATTTCTTTGCCCGGGCTTCGGCAAACTCCTGAATCCAACGTAGTTAATCAGGGACAAAAGCGTTGACGTTGGGCAGGAATCTGCTTGAATAGTTTGGTTTATGGCAGATCCCCTTTCCCCGACAGGTATTGAATTTACGGGAGAGGACCAACAGGCTCTTGATAGTCTTTTTGCCTCCCCAACCGCCCAACCTCAAGATGAGCTTGGGTCGTTTTTAGACCAGCCCTCACCTACCCTTTCTCAGGCTGGCAATTTGATTCAGCTTCGGGATAACCCCAAAGCCGCTGACGTGTTACTTGGAACAGCAACTCGTTTTAAAGAAGGAAAACTTCCTTTTAATACTCAGTCTTGGCAGGACGCTCAAAAGAATGTTCAGGATTATATAACTTCCACATCGGAAGATACTCTAAAAGCCCAGCAGAATAATGATTGGATGGGCCTTACCAAAATTGCTTTGGGCGGGGTTGGTAAAGTTATCGGGTCTTATTTACAATCTGGTCTTGGAGTTACTAATGAAGATGCCAAAGCCATGCAGGAAAGTATGGCTGCCAGAAATTATATCGGAACAATTAAAGATCCAACGCAAGCCGCCAAGGCTTTAGAGCTTGGAAATCTTTACTCGGACGAACTGGCTTCCGGGCAATCAATTGCCCCCAAGGATCAAAAACCAGCCACAGAATTTGGACGTGGGCCGTGGAATACACCCAAGATCGGCATGAATCTCGCCAGGGCACAGGAGTATTACCAGGATTTACAAAGCGATAAAAATAAAAAACTGGGGACGGCGGGACTTCGTAATTTTGCCATTCAATCCGGGGATGCTTTTGTTCCGTTTGTTTCCATTGGGGACATTATTGTCGATGAGAATGACCCGGATCAGGTTGCCCGCCGTGCGGCCTTGACCAATGGGATTAACGACACAATCCAGAAAGATTATCTCCCGTCGACGTTGGCGGGCCTGACCACCGGATCATTGGGTCAATTTATGGCTGTTGGTGCCGGAGCCACAAAACTTTTAGGACAAGCAACAGAAATTGCCGGGGTCACTATCAAGGTACCGACTATGTTGTCCAAAGGATCCACGTACGCCGTGGTTGGAACGTCACAATCTTTGGATCAAGATCCACGTAACCTTAGTGTCGGACAGCGGTTGGCTTCCATTGCAAGTGAAGTTGGCGTTCTCGCCTTGTCAGAAGAAGCCGGAAACAAGCTGGAAGATGTTGTCGATAGATCGTTGGCAAATCACATGGTTGCCAAAGCTCTTGAAAGCAAATTACCCATGTTGGCCCCGGTAGTGCAGGGTACAGCCAAAGTAATCGGAACAACTTTGGGAGAATCTTCTTCCGATGTAATTGATGCCATTTCCCGCGGGCAGGACCCAATTGCTCAATTGCCACAAAGTCTTGCCGCTTCTGGGGGTATTGGTTTGGGAATGGTTTTGGTTGAGGGGTTAGCTGGACGGAGGGCCAAACTTAACCAGCAAGCCAACGATATGTTCTCGGACATTTTGAGACAAACAGTGACCGGAATTAAAACCGACCCCAAAATACCCGAGGAACAAAAACAACAACAAATTTTAGAGTTGCGGCAGTCATTGAATAACTCCCAGGCCCAGGCTTTGTTTGATGCCATCAATGTCAGGGCTTCTGTGGATTCAGAGACTTCTCCCGAGACAGCAAGTGTGGCCGACGAAGCCATCAATAATTCAAAGCAAGGAGTTATTGAATCCATGCTTGCGGAGGCTGTCACCCAAGCTGAAAAACCAGTGGCCCAACCGCAAATCGGAATCCCACCGACCATAGAAACAAAAGCTCCGGAATCGGAGGAGGAATCGCTTGGGGCCCTTAATGAATTGGTCAACGTATTTCAAAAGGGAGTTACTTCGGTTGACCTTTCCTCGACCCCCAACAACCAGGCCAAGATTGACTGGTTAGAAAAGCAAGGGCGTGTTTACGGCAAGCTTACGGAAGACGGTTCCAAGTATCAGGTTCTTGGGGTCAAGGACAATGAAGGAAATTGGCTCGGCCAGGAAGATCCCGCCGAGATCATGCAGGATGAAAAGGACGCCATCTTGCAGGAGATTGAAGCCAAGCCAGGGATCACTCAGGATCAAATTGATGAGATCACGGATCAACTGGACGCGGCAGTTTCGATGCCAGAAATTGAGGCCATTGCTTCGAAGCATCTAGGACCCAGCGAAATTCAGACTGCATTAGAGACCCGGCTCGCCCAGCAACAAGAACTTGTGGCTGAGGAAAGACCCGCCGAGTTTCGCGCCAAGAAAATTGCCGACCAGATTGCGGCTTTGCAGACAAAGATTCGGCAGTCTCCAATCGAGGAAACTCCAGCCCTTGAGGAACAACTTGCCAACCTACAGGCTATGGAAGCCCAGGCGCAGACAGAACGAGGTGTTCGTGGAGAACAAAGTGTTTCTAGTTTGATTGGACAATTTGAGCGCGAAACAAACTCCGCAATGAAAAGCGGGGCGCTTGCTCCCGAGTTGGAAGCCCGCCCTGAAGTTGTTTTGGCAATCAACAATCCGGAGAATGCGTCCTACCAAAAGTTTCAAAAGCTTGCCCCAGACCCTAGAGAAAATGACGTAAACGCTTTGGGTGATGTGTTCAATTTAAAAAACGCCGCAACGGTGGAGTTGTTGCAGAGTATCGGAGCAATCGATGAAAACGGCCGAAATATATTAACCCCAGCCGAAACTTTGATGGCGTATGTCAAGCGCAAGAATGCTTACCTTCAGAGCAAATCGCTGTCCGGTTATCAGACGTACAATATTGCGGACGAAGTTTCGATGGGGTTAATCAATTCCTTTTTATATGAGTTGCGCCAAGGTAAAAGCAATCTTTCCTTAAGCACTATCTTCAACAGCCGTCTTCGGGATTTCATCCGTCAGGCTGTTCCCCGCATGCGAGCTGGTGTTGGAATTGGCGCGGCAGTCAGCATGGAAACTCCCGGACTTCGCACCCAGGCCGTGGATGCCGAGACACTGGCGGAAGAGCAGGGGATTAATCCAGCCGTTGCCGGAGCCATTAATGAAACCCTCGATCAGTTGGATGCCAGCGAAACTGATTTCCAGGCTCAAGGTCAAACCGAAATTCCTTCCGCGGCCCAGCGACAGGAAGCCCTGGCGGTTATCGCCGAAAACCTTAAACAACCTTTTCGCAATTCTTTAGCCACCGACGCGGAGAAATTAGCGTTTGACGCTGTTGTCGGAGATACCAAAAACGTGGCTTCCGAAGCGGCCAAGATTGGAACGACAATCGACAATATCAACGCGCTTCAACCGGCGGTCAAAGCCAAGTTTATTCAAAACCTGGAGAACGATTACCGTAAGAATCAGCGCGAAGGAACATTGCCGTCTCGTTCGATTGAGGAACCCGCTGGCGTGGTGCGCGAAGGAAGTCTGGCGGCCAATCAAATTAAACCCTACGTTGAACGTTTTCGTCAATTGCAGGGAGATAATTTCTTTGACGACTCAGAATTGATTGCCGCCAGAACTTTACTTGGTGAAGTGCAGTCATCCCGCTCTGCCGACTTGCTCAAGTCGTTCGAGAATTTTATTGAAAATGTAGCGGCCTCCAAACTTACGCCTGAGGCGATCACCGAACTTACCGAAGCCATCGACAGCAATTTACGCCAATCGACGGAAGACGGAACCATTTCCCAGAAACAGGCGGACGATTACATCGCCACATTAAACAAACTTGCCGAGCCATATTTGGCTTCGGAAACCATGTCGGAAGGCGAAGCCAAGAATAAAATCGCGGCTGTTTTCCGGTCCAATCTGCTTCGTGTCAGCGACCAAATCCTGCGCGATAGCGGATTAACCATTAACGAGGAAGGCACATATGAACAACCCAAACAACCACCAACCCCAAGACCTGAAGCCAAGACAACCGCTGATCGACGTGAGGAAGCTCGCGCAAAGCTCGCCGAAATCGAAGCCAAGCGCGCTTCCGCCGCAAAGCGAGTTCTTGAAAAAGCCGTTCCCACGGAGCGGAAAGAAGTGGAACGACCTGCTCAGCGTCCGCCAGCCGGAGTCGGGAGACCTGGAGTTGAACGCGCTCGTGGCGTCCCAGTCCCCAAGTCCTTCGTCGAGCCCCGTAACCAGCTAGCCAAACCTTTCAACGAAAAGATTCTTGCACCCGCTGGTCAACAGGTTCTTTCCAATCTGTCCAAAGAACAGACGCAGGATGTGGCCGCGGCTGTCACCACAATCGAGAACTCTAAGCACAAGGCATTCTACTTGGCGAACGGACCTGGAACTGGAAAGACGCGAGTGTTGCTTGGCACTGGAGCCTACTATCTCAACAAAGGATTTAAGGTTGTTTACATAACAGCTCCTGACGCCGTTACGCCGAACTGGGACTACGGGGATATTGGAGGATCCATCCAGAAGGATGCCGCGATTCTTGGCGTTCCGTTGGCGGTTCGTGGTGGGAAAGGTGAGAACGGAAAGGGATTGCCAATTGAGTTTGTTCCGGGTCGGATGCTTGTTACCACGTACAATTCTGGATATCTCGAAAAACTTTTGCCGTTGATTGATGACAAGACTGTTGTTCTTATGGACGAACAGCACTCTGGTCGAAACTTATCCAAAGCTATTCAAGGTGGAAAGACCCGGTCTTGGGCAATATTGATGGACGATATTGCCAACAAAGCTGGTCGCACATTGATGGCTTCAGGCACTCCGTTCGAAACTCCGGATCAATTGTTATCCCTTGGTCGACTTGGAATCTTTGACAATGAATCCCCCGACGCTCTGTTTACGCGGCTTGGTTTCCAAAAGTATTCCCTTCGTGGCGGAAAGAAATATTATTGGCAGTTGGCTGAAGGAGTGACCGAAGCGCAGATGCAGGACAGGTTAGAAGCCTATCTTGATGGAATGGCCAAGAACGGGCTCATGCGTTCCCGATCCCTGCGACTCGATGGAGTCAATGTGGAGTTCCAGGATGTTCCTTTGGACAGCAAGATTAAGCAACAACTTGAAGATATTAAAGCCATGTACGGCGGTTCACAAAATGTGGACATTGCATCACTCCGCAAAATGGCCGCTGCCCAAAAACGTGCGCTTGAGGAATACAAAGTTGAAGCCGCGGCCAAGCGGGCGATTGACGCCATCAAGCGTGGCAAGAAACCGGTTCTTTATGTTGGGTTTGTATCAGATGAAAATGCCAAGGGTGAGACAGTAAATCCCACTTCGGCTTTGCTTGAAGCCGCAATCGCCAAGCTTGATCCAACTCTCAAAGTGGCCCGAATGTACACAGGTTCAGAGCAAACCAAAGAACAGGCTATGGCCGCGTTCAACGAAGGGGACGCCGATATTCTTATAGCTACTAAAGAGATGGGCGGAACCGGCATTGAGTTGGACGACAAGTTTGGCGATGAACCCCGCGAGATGATTATTCTTTCTCCGCCGATCAGTGCAATCCAGGCGGTTCAGCTTATCTACCGCGTTTGGCGTGTGGACAGCGCCAGCCGTCCCAACATTGTATTCCTTGAGTCACAGGCTGAGATTGACCAGAACACTATCGGTCGTATGCGGGCCAAGTTGCGTCTACTCGACGCAACCGTTGGTGCTGGCTTTGAAGGTCTTAGGGCTGAAGAAACCAAACCCTCTGGGGTTGCCAAGACCGGGGCTATTACAACTCCAGAAACAATTCGCGCAGCCGCAATGCTAACACCAGATGGAACTATTTATTCTGGATCTTGGCATCCGGCAGCTTACGAAGAATACATGAAGTATACCGGCGCCACCAGAGAGCAAGTGGTCGAAAAACTTAACAGCGGAGCAATTAAAGACGGGTTTGTAACATCGACGGGAAGATTTGTCACGAGAGAAGAAGCGGCAATTATTGCTGAAAAAGCAAATCAATTCAAAGAGGGAAAAGAAGGAGATGTTGCTTACGCTGGAGGATTGAAAGGTATAGGGAACGCGCAAACCGAAAAAACAAAAGCCAAAGAAACCAAATCAGCCGAAGTTGTCGCCCCGGTGAAATCAACAGTCGAAGCTACCGCCGAGCAACAAAAGTTTGTGGACACGGAACTAACTTCCGTTCTTGGAGCTAACTACAAAGACAATACGGTCACCTTCAAAGACGCCAAAGGGCAGCCTCGTACTTATAATGTTTTAGTATCTCCTACGGCAGAGCATAGCGTCGCGGCTCAGGCTGGAATTGATAATGAATCTGACACAATTATTATCAACCCCGAAAAACTGGCTGTCGGTAAATCTCGGATATCAGCAAAAGATTTTAAATCGTATTTAACCAAAGTTATGTTGGAGGAGACAATTCACGTTGAAACGTACCGGTATTTCCGTGAACTTGGACTTGATCCAGTGGAGGAATTAACAGCCATCGGTGATGGTATGAGTCAAGCTACTCGGCTAGCTATAGCAAGGCTTTATTATTCTTCACTTGGTTCAGATATCACAGATCCCGTGGTTCAAGGAAAAATCAAGGCTATGGCTAATGATTCTTTCTTTACGGCTATGGAAGGAATTCGGCAACTGTCTCAGCTTAATCTTGTTGGAGGAATTACCGAGCAGGTAAGTTCCGTAAACGCAAACGATATTGCTAGGGCTACACAACGCCTTAAGGATCTTGTCGGTCAGGAACCCAAGTCTGTTCTCTCTAGACTCGGTGTGTGGTTTGACAGCATGGCTACCGTAGTCAAGCGTGGATTAGGTCTTGCCCCTCAAGCCACGGATCGCTTGGCAATGCGTCAAAGCATCGAAGATTCAATTTCTAATCTTAGAAAGACTTCCAAGTATTTCATGGATGAATCAAAACCCGGACCCGTTCCGGCACCAGAACCTGGTCGCTCTCCAACGTCTCCCCGGCCAGCCAATAAGTTTGACTCCTACGATCTTCGAATCTATCGAATGATTGAGAACCATCTCGAAGGCCGAACAGACGGAGTCTTTGGAGTCACCGAAGCTGACGACCTGTTCAAAACAGTTGATGTGAACGATTGGCTCGACGGCTTGGATGTTGCAGCTCGTCGCGGAATAATCACGAATCAAGAGCGCAATTTGTTCCGGGCCGCGACTAAGTCCGTCATGGATGGTGGCCGGGCAAGCCTTCCAGGTATTGCCAACAAAGCCCTTGAGATTGCCGAAGGTATGGAAGAGTCGGGGGAGTCATTGCCGGTTGCAGCTTTTGTGGCCACGACTGAGCCAGTGAATTTGACTGAACCTTCCGAGTATGGAAGGTACAACGTAAAGATTGGGTTCTATCCGTCCTATCCTACAACAGCTAAGACTTCAGCCGGAGCTGTGGCAAATACAGTTGCTAAGATGTTTGAAGACCGCAATGAAATTATTTTTGATGGTAAGACTTATACTTACAATAATCGAGGTGCTTTGATTGCAGCTATCGGTAGGGCTGGATATGACAACTATGCTCGTCGGTTAACTCCAAGCGTAGAAGTTGTGACCGAGAAACCCATTGTCAATTCGGTCTCTTTGGACGGAGGAACAGTTTCAATTCCAGTTCCACCACCTGAAGTTGCCCGCATCTTGTTGGCACCAGCCCCCGAGATTCGCGAAAGCCAGGCTGTAAAAAATATTGTAACTAAATTTGCGGATTCACTCCCAGAAGGAAAGACTAAGGATAAGTTACTCGATGCTTGGTATTATATGTCCGTCCCTCGCGAACAGCAGTTTGAGGATGCCCGTCAATACATCGGCACTTACGGATTTGATAATACACTCAATGCTTTCTTGGGAGGAAATATTAAATCTTCGCTTCCTTTGCAGGGTGCAATCGGATTTGAGTTGGCCAAGGGTCTAGGTGAAAAAGCCAAGACCGATAGGTTTGCTCGCGAACAGTTGGCCGAAGTAATGCTTCTGTTAAGCAAGAAGTACGGAACCGAACCAGGACGTACCGTTGATTTGTGGAACGCACTTGGCGAACTGTCCGCCAATCCAGAGGCCATGAAGATGTATGTCAGCAAACAAATTGACAGCGCAATCAAAGATCGTCTCGTGGCTTACAAGCCTGAAGAAAATGAAATTGCCTCCGGTTTGGTTGACGCAGGTCGTAGGGCGGCTGAAAAAATTACTACTAGCAAAAAGATGCAGAAGACTTTGGATCAACTCGGCAAGCTGGTCGACCTAAATAAAAAAGGTGGAACTGTTTCCCAGATTCAAGCTGTGCTTGCTGACTATCTTGCCAGTGAAGACGCCAACAAAGACGGCGCGGAATTCCTCGGAGCCGATCTTACGGCCGCACCCGAAGTTGGCGGAGGTGAGGCAGATGACATTCGCCTTGATCCCAAACAGACTCGAGCGCTTGGCCGTATTATTCTGGAGCTTATTCAGCGTTCCGAAAATCCCCGCGAGACTGCCGCTTCCGCCGATGAAATCAAACGGTTAGTAATGTTAGTTCCGGCCTTGCGTGACGCAAAGAACCAAGATAACGTTAGACGAAAGGTCGAACTTTATTTTGACGCTTCCCTCACATACGCACTCGAATCATACGGAGCTAAAGCGCTACGGGCAGCAAGGGCGAGAGAGGCTGGTGCGGAAGGTGGCGCGATTGGCGAAGTTGTCGCTCCCCCCGCCACACGAGGTGAAGCAATCCAACGAGCCGCGCAAGCAAAAGCAAAAGCGGCGCAAGAAGCACCGGTAATAATTCCGTCGGATGCTCTGTCTAAGTTGGCGGAGTTGGCTGAAGCCTCGGCAGATGCTCTCCAGAAACAAGCCGCTCGTCTCCAGCAAGAGCCCAAAGTAAAGGATGCCCTCGAAGAATTTGCAGCCCGTATCCGCAGATTGATTGCTCAGCGCACAAAGGAAATGGGCGGATTGCAGCCCGCGTTTGAGCCAGAGCCCAAGCCGACAGAAGCCGAAGTTTTGAAGGATCGGATCGCCAAGTATCCCGACGTTCAAGAGTTCATCGACAACGTTCGAGATTCGCTTCGTAACAACTATAAGGAAGAAGACCTGATTGGGCTGGAGCCTTTCATTGAGGAAGCTTTTGGCCGACCCTTTGCCGTGTCCAGCTTAAAGCAAGCCGTCCGTTCGTTGGAATCTATTGGAGGCCCGCAGACAAATATCCGTAGTCTTATCCGTTCCAGCCGTGGCGACATCATGGACTTTGAGAATAAGATGGGAGCCTTGCTTACCCAGAATACTAATCTTGACGAAGCCCAAAAGAAAGAGGTTCTTGATTTCCTTCGTGAAGGTATGTCAGAACTTATTTCTGATGAACGAAAAAAAGAACTGGAACGAATTAAGAAAAATTTTGAAAAGAAAAAAGAACGTAAGACCCGCAAGATGCGTTCGGCTCTAGATCGGTTGATTGAGGCCACCAATCTTGGTGTATTGACCGACAGCGAAGTGTTTATGCAGATGCGGTCGCAACTCGGGTTACCCGAGCTTACCGGAGCCGAACGAAACAAGCTTAACAAGATGATTGAAGATCTTCCATTGTACCCAGTGGGGATGATCCGCAACAGAAAAATTTCTGAGATGTATCAGTATATCAAATTGGTCTCGCCCCAAGTTTGGGGAGAGTTGCTAGTCAACTACCAAACATCAAACTTGTTGGCCGGTATCGGAACGATTGGAATCAATGCCTGGTCGGCCACGGCAAGCAATGAATTGAATGCGGCCATTCTGGGAAGTGTTGGGTTTGTTCGAGGAATGATTGGGGATAAAGCCAGATCTAAAGCTTACATTGAGGCGGCTAAAGCTTTGAACTCGGCTATTTTCATTGGGGAGAAACCAGCCCTTAAGGCGGCTGCTAACATATTTTTTAAGGGCGATTACTCCTCGGTCCAGGATGCGCTGACTCAGGAACTTGGCGGAGTAAACATTTGGGAAGCTATTGTTTCCCAAGCCGAAGCTTATCGGGCAAAAAAACCAGGAGCCGTTAAGCCCGAACTTCCCGTCAATGTTCTCGGTCAAGAATACCGTATTCCGTTAGACTCCAAACTGATCAGTAGCAAGTATGGAGCTTTAGCTCCCTTTATTTTCTTCGGCCGATCCATGGCCGCGGGCGATGCGATTAACAAAATCTCTTCCAAGAAAATGTACGAGATTGCAGAAGCCACAAACATTGCTATTGAGAAAGGATTGAAGAGTCAGGAAGAGATCGAGCTAGAAGTTGCTCGGTTGTTAAACCAATCTCCCGAGGCTCGGGTAAGAGCGGAAGCAAAAGCAGCAGCTGAAGCTAAAGAATTTAACCTTACGCCGGATCAAGAATCCTTGCGGGTCGAGGAAATTTTGGAGCAAGGTCGGCCGGATGAAGAAGAAGTTAAAAAGCTCGCTGAGAAAGCCAAGACTTTTGCGGCTCAATCAACTTATACAAATAACTTTGAAGGTTGGTTTGGGTTGATGGCAGACGGGCTTACCTCCATGTCGGCCAAAGCTTGGCCTCTGAGATTGTTTATTAAGTTCTTGAAAACCGGTTCTAGTTTGGCCAATGAAGTTTTAAACTTTATGCCGGTGACTTCGACTGTTCGCCTTTACCGCGGATCAGCGGCAATGCTTAAAGATACCAAGTACTATCGACCTCCGGCCGTGCCCGGAACTGTTGAGCACGATTTGCTCGTGGGCAAGATGACTCTTGGTTACCTTCTTACCGCGGGATTACTTTATGCACTCAAAGAAGCCATGAGTGGCGAAGACGATCCGTATTTCATGATTCACTTTAAAGGTCCAAATGACCCCGTTCAACGTGAAGCTTTTTTTGCTGCCGGTGGAAAGCTTCGCTCTATCCAAGTGGGACGATTCAAAGATGGATCACCCCAGTTCTTCAGCTTTGAAGGTTTTCCTGTTGGTATTTCAGGTCCACTCATTTTGTCTTCGGCAATTGCAGAATCAGTGCGATACGACAAACGCTCCAAGTCAGAAGCTATCATTAACGGGGCGATTACTGGTGGAGCATTGGCGATGTATGGCATCATGGACATGGCAGCTCTTTCCGGTATTCGACAGATTATGTCACTCACATCGCCCGGACCTGGAACAAAAGATGCCAAGGGAATCATGACTAACTTGACTAAGACATTTGGCAATGTAGTCGGCGGTCTTATCCCAGGCTATGCCACGTTGCGCGATATCGAGCAAGTATGGAACGGATTCACCGGAGCGCCTAGTGCCAGACCGTATCAAAACAATTTCCTATCCACTTTTGCTTTATCTGTTCCTTTTGCCTCTAAAGTTGGAAAACAAGATTTGGATTTTCTGGGAGGGAATGTCCGGACGCAACTTGCGAACACCATTCCCTTTGTCCGTCGTCTTACCACCGTTGGCGTTGATGCCGTAAGTTACGACGAAGGTAAACGAACAGAACAAGCTGTTCATGACAAGTTAATCTCCATGTTTGCCGGCAATAGATTCTCGCTTGGCTGGGATGCCGGCCCCCTAACGGATTTTGCCATGCAGGAATTGATTGCCCAAAAACAAGCCAACAAGGAGCCTATTACTTATGACGACTTCTTTCAGCTTCGTCGGGAATTAACTAACGACGAGAAGTATGAGTGGATGCAACGGGCCGGCCCGATTATCCAGCAACAACTTGGAGCCATGATCCCTCAACTAGAACGAATGAGCCGGGCTGAGTTTATGGCTGTGGTTCCACAGATTGTGAACCCAATTAAGAAAGCAGTCCTCTACCAAGTCTTGCTTGAAAAAAATCAAGAAGGTATCTTGTTTCCAGAACGGAAGTAATTAAAATAAAGCCATGCCTGACAATCCCACCAGACCCAATCTTTTGGTCGAGGGACTTGATTTAATCAAGGCTTTTGAGGAATTCAGGCCCAATGCCTATTATGACCGCGGCGGTGTTTTGACCATCGGATACGGCTCGACCAAATACGACAAGCCCGATCTGACGGAAACATCTACCATTGATCAGGCCACCGCGGAAACCATGCTGCCACAATCCGTTGACCGCAACTACGGGCAGAAAGTGCTTGATGCCGTGAAAGTTCCGCTCAACGATCAGCAATACAGCGCCCTTGCTAGCTTTGCTTATAATGTCGGACCGACAGCTTTTAACAAAAGCACCATGCTCAAAAAATTAAACCTGGGAGATTTCGAAGCCGCGGCCAATGAATTTGCAAAATGGAACAAAGTGAAGGGGCAGGAGGCCAAAGGATTAACCGATAGGCGGGCGGCGGAACGAGCCTTGTTTGAGGGGAACGTGGATGAATTGGGCCAACGGTTGGAGGAAAAAAGATTTGGTCCGGCCAAAAACTTGTTTGGTAAATGGAGGAATCAAGGAATCAAGGATTCGAAGGTTGCCGGTCAAACAGGAGCAAGATAATATGCCACTAGGAAAACCAAGTAAAGCCGACATGCCCTGCAACCAACCGCGCAAGTCGTGGAGGCCAGGCAAGAAAAAGGTAGTTAAAGCCTGTTCTGGTGGACAGGAAAAGATCATTCATTTCGGGGATAGTTCCATGAAGGACTACACACAACACCACAGTCAAAAACGAAGAAAGAGTTATTGCGCCAGGTCGGGCGGGATCAAGGGAGGAGACGGAAAGTTATCGGCCAATTATTGGGCCAGAAAGGTTTTGTGGAGCTGTTAAGTTTATGGCCCGTTTTGTTTTTTGCGTTTGTTGTGATATCCCTAATTCTTTGGAAGCCAAGGGGTAAGACAGAAGTATGGACAGAGATGACCGCCGAAGAACGTTATATGCTAGCCAAGAAAATTTTTACCCGAGATCCCTCAACGTTTAAAGACAAGGACTCGGATGGAATAGAAGACGAACTTGATAAAGACGCTTGACCGGTAACCTACTGACCTATAATATAGATCCATGCCCCTAGGAAAAAATGTCTCTGCTAATATCAGCGAACTTTACGCTGATAACAAGAAAAAAGGTAAAGAACGTGGAGCCGGGGGAAAGCCTCGCAATCGCGCCCAAATCATTGCTATTGCGTTAAGTGCGGCTGGCAAATCGAAAAGTAAATAATATGGCAATGGTAAACTGGCAAGGTCGTATGATTAATCCTTTGGAGGCTCAAAGGCTTAGTGCCCAAAAAGCTTCTCAGCAAGCTTATAAACAAAAATGGCAGGAAAATATAAATAAACAACAAGCTGACATGGCCGCCAAAAAAACGGCGGATCAAAAAAGTTATTTTGAGCAGATGTCTTCCATGTTTAAACCAGCAACTCCTGAGCCAACTGCTGCTGTTGCACCCGAACCAAGACAAACTGGTTTGGGAAAGCAAACAAATTATGAAGAACCATCAAATGAAGATGTAGACGCTTCGGTGAAGTATAAAAAATATTACGGACCATCACCGATTGGAAACTCAAATGTTCAAAACCCACAACCGCGTAGACAATTTCCTTGGAGCACACCACAGCCAAAACCTGAAAAAGATTGGGAAGCAATTGAAGATTTTAAAACAACAATAGGAATGCGGGGTGGAAAGTTTCAATCAATCAATATAAATAGAGCCTTGCAATATCCCGACATGATTGATCAGGCCTTCGGCGGTAGCTTAACGATAACTAATCTTACCCCTGAATTAAAATCGTCCCTGGAAGCACAAGGATTTACAGTTAATGTTCCGGATTATTTGGCTGGTAAAAATCTTGGGACGGTTAGATTTGGATCTGGATCTCAAGCTTTTCAATCTTACGATAAATTAAAATCTTTAGGATCAGAAATTCAGGTTCAACCATTTACACACGCTAGTTTTGATAAAGTTTACAATAGGTAAATAATATGCCCGCATTAAACTCAAATACCGGGTTGGGTAAATCTATTATTAATCCAGTTGGTAGCCCTGATTGGAATTTAAGAAAGACATTGGGAGTTTTGAATAAACCAGGAGTTGACCAACGTACCTCTAAAACATTTGGTTCAACCAATCTGGCAAAACCTGCTTCAGAAAATAAAGGATTAAGTTTACGTGGATTTCCAGATATAACAAATCCGTGGTGGGTACCAAAAGATCTCCCAAACGAAAATGCCTTTGAAGCAGAACAAATTTTAAATCAAAAACGTCCTTACGCGGATTTGCTCGGATATCAAAATTTGGCGGATCAAAATATTGAGATGGCGCTAAAAGAACCAGAAAAAGCAGATGCTTATTACGGGGGAAAATTAACGGTTACAGGTTTAACTCCAGAAAAAAAGGCAGCTTTAGAGAAAGAAGGATATAAAATTACTGTTCCTTCCTACAGTTTGGATGGTAGTTTGGGACTTATTGATTTTGGAACAGGTTCAAAAGCAATGTCCCAGTTTAAAAATCTTAAACAAAAAGGTTATGGAGTAGAATTGGACAGGAGAGTTCTGATTGGTCCATCAAAAAGAATTTAATATGCCGGCCAAAGCCTGTCCTCGCGAGACTCAAGACATTGCAGCTAACCTTGCCAACCGCAAGAAAGCAATTACCACGGCCATGTACGGACCGATGAATCCCAATGAACCCAATGAAGATTACTGGATCAAGCTTGGAAAAGAATTTGAAACCTCTCCCGAGGAGGCCAAAAAATCCAGGTGTGGAAATTGCGCCGCCTTCAACGTCACAACCCGAATCAAAAATTGCATTGCCCAGGGACTTGGAAGAGACCGGGGAGATGAGTGGGCTACCATCGATGCCGGGGACCTTGGATACTGCGAAGCTTTTGATTTTAAGTGCGCGGCAAAACGCACCTGCAAAGCGTGGATTGTAGGCGGTCCATTGAACGATCAGAAAGAAGACCAGAAAAAAGGATTTGTTGAGGCTGTCGAAGAACAGGCATAGTTTATGCCTGAATATTTCCCGGAAAATAATACACCCCTTTGGTCGGATACTGAGGTTCGCAGTCTCCAGAAGATTTCAAGCAGTCTTGATAGCCTTTCAACTGGTGGGAGTGGTGGTATTATCGGGTCGTTTCCCACAGATGCTTTTGGTAGATTAAAAGTATCCAATCCATTCACGCTGTTTGATTCCAGTCATCGGTATCGAGATAACGGATTGTGGAGCACAGCAACAAGTGAAGTTGGCTCGGCCGCCACTTTTAATGCAACCCAAGGTCTTATTGAACTGACTATTCCCTCGACTGCCGGGGCTTATGTAATCCGAGAAACCAATAAAGTTTTTTCTTATCAGCCTGGCAAGTCATTGATGACGATGAATACCTTCGTCATGAACTCAGCCAAAACAAACTTACGCCAGCGGGTTGGTTACTTTAATGATGAGAATGGAATGTTCCTCGAGCTTTATGGAAACGCGTTAACGTTTGTAGAAAGATCTTTATCCACGGGTACGGAGACGGCTGTACCTCAAGCTGACTGGAATGGAGACAAACTTGATGGTACCGGCCCTTCTGGCATCACGCTCGACATAACTAAAGCCCAAATCTTATGGATGGACATTGAGTGGTTGGGTCTTGGGACGGTACGAATGGGGTTTGTGATCAACGGTCAACTTATTACATGTCATTCATTTCACCATGCAAACTTGGTCACAACCACCTACATAACTACCGCTAGCCTGCCGTTGAGATATGAGATTCAAAATGTAACTAGTGCTTCTATTCCATCTACATCAAGCACATTAAAACAAGTCTGTTCCACAGTTATTTCAGATGGAGGATACCAGTTGAGCGGAGCGCAACAAGCTGTTGGGATTGAAGTTAAAACTCCAAGAGTTCTGGCTACGTCTGGAACTTTCTACCCCATCATATCTCTTCGTCTTAAGTCATTGCAGAATACTCCCGCTTCGGCAGTGGACCGAACAGAGGCTATTGTAATCTTGACTGCTGCCTCCATTATGCCAAACACCTCTCAGAGTAATCCAAACCACAATTGGAGATTAGTTCAAAGCACAAGTACAACAGGCGGAGCCTGGGTAAGTGCGGGAGATGATTCCTCTGTTGAATATAATATAACGGGTGCATCAGTTAATCAAACAGCTGGAAGAATATTGGCCAGTGGATACGTAGCTTCATCGAATCAAGGAATATCCTCGGTTAATATCTTAAAAGAAGCTCTGTTCAAATCACAGCTTGAAAGAAATGGACTTACTGGAGTTGCATCTGAACTTACATTGGAAGTGGCGGCAAGTGTAAACAATGCTGAAGTATTAGGCTCTTTGGATTGGGAAGAGATAAGTCGTTAACTTGTTTTAACCATCGGGACTTTGCTCCACTCAATCTTGACGTGGAGCTCACCATCCTCGTACCACACGTCCATGTCGGGGCGATAACCCTTTTTAAGATTATTGTTTAAGTCGTGAAAAGCCTTGCGGGTAATAACCAGCTCTTCCGATTTATTATCAACAGTGGCGGCTGCTAATAACACACGGAGAAACTGTTCGGACAATCCACCGAACGATGCTTCTGCGAGCTTCTTGGGCACAATTCAATGTTGAGGGGATGGATTGCCAAGTCAATATAGCTGGGACAATCTGAGGGAAATGAAAAACACCAAACGGGATATTGTCTGGTTGGTGTGGATTGTGGTGCTTGCAATCGGAAAAACAATAATTATAATGATCCATAGAAGGATCAAATCGTGATAAAAAATATTCCCGAGTCCCCGGAGTTGGCGATACTTCCAGAACAAGTCACGGATATTCTGCAATTTGCACGTGCTTGTTCTCTTGGCATCATCACCCCCGAGGAGCTCGGGAATAAGTTGGACGATTTTGAAACGTGGTTAGGTGAACATTTCTAAGTTATCGTCCGAGTAATTTCTTCTCTATCGTCACGCAGGTTCTGTAATACGTGCCAAGGCAGATCGAGTAGACCGACCAAGTCACCACCATAAAACCTACGAGCTGGAAACAAAGCAGTATCATTCCCAGCACACATAGTCCTTTGCGTGGTTTCTTGATCACCCTTGGACAGCAGCCAATCTGAGGGCCTCGTCTGCTCCGGCCTTGTAGACGTTCTGCAATACGTCGTCCAAGAACTGCGGGGCAAGCTCTAGTTTAAGGTTGTCCACCTTCTCATTGGCTGTGTCCACGGTTGCGTTAAATGAGATCTTGTGGATGCTGTCCCCAGCACCCCAGAGGATCTCGCCTTGTACCTTCTTCTCGTTATTAGTCATTCTAATACCTCACTCCAGTATCGGCTATTCTTATAGCCTTGTAGTTTATCCCACCAGATGAACC